AAGTTTAAATGAGCATCAATGTGAGCTTTGTGATCTTGACCAGGATACGCTTGAAAAGGTTTCATACTCATAGACATAATATGTTCTAATGCAGGGTCTAAAGGCATTGGCGCCTGCGGTGGAGGAAGTATTGCATTTACATTTTTTACACCCAGCGCATCATACATAGATCTATATGCTTGATACAGATTATGTATTTTAGGATTTGATTGCGCCAGTTGTAATTGACTTTGAGCAAGTGATATTCTTTGCGTCTGTGAGAAGATGTTTGGATCCGCTACAGGTAATATATCTACTCGCTCGTCAAAATCTTGAACTTTAATTTCTCTAGATGCACCAGGTACATCATAAGGATAAACAGGAGGTAAGTATGATTTAAATACTTCTGCTAATAATTTAAATTCTTGTTTTAGTCCTACATATAATCTTTTATGAATTGCAGACATTACCCGCGATCCACGTTCCAATAATGCAACAGTCGTTCCGACTGCAGCGGCTTGGTTCATGTCACCCACTTGTGAATCTGCGATGCTCGCGAATCGTTGACCCGCTGAAACCACAACACCCATCAATTGTAATAAAGTTTGGTCTGGTCCTTTAAAAGGTAAAGTCATAAACTGATCTTTGATATTGCCTCCCGGAGCGTCGACATCTCTGAACTCACCAGGTTGTAAAGGTTGTGCATCATCTCTAACTCTAATACCACGGGACTTAAATCCTGCTGGTAAGTTTGCTAAAGTTCCTGCATCTAATAATTGTCTTAATGCTGCTGTTGCAGTTCTAGTTAAACCACCAATCATGTGAATTAAACCAAAACCATAAAAACCAGTTCCTGGTAAGAATTTAAATTGTACAAAGTAATTTGTTTTTTTCTTTAATTCATCTTCAGCTCCATAGTTTCTTCTAATTGATAAAACTTTGTGACCTGCTTCCGATAAAGTAACAACATATGGAAGTTTAATTCCAGTAGGCTCGCCGTCTGCTCCCATGTCTTCGTAGCCTTCTAAATCTAAATTAGTGTGAATTTCATAAAGTGTATATTGATCTTCTTGACCATCTTTTTGAATTCCTTCAAGTTCTAGTTTTTTATCTTGTAATTGATTTTGTGTAACAGGAGGAGAACCTAATTCTATATCTCTATAAAATCCTGCGACCTGTTGTTTTCTTAATTCATTCTCTGACATTTTAATAACATGAATTACTGCTTCTGCATCATCTAAAGAGTTTGCAGAATAAGGTACAATTAAATCTTCAGCAGGAACAAATTTTGATACTGCTCTACCTAACATATCATCGTAATAAACTTTTTTAAAAGTTGATCCTGATAGTGGTAAATAAAATAACATTTGATCAAACTCTGGTTCATATTCTTTCATCTGATCCATGATTTGATAATTCATAAAATCTTTTACACGTTTACTTTGTTCTTCTTTTTCAACTGTTGCGTCACCCATAACTTGAGTTCTAACTGGGCCATCGGCTGGTAATAATTCTTTGTAAGCTTGAGCTTGAAACTGCGTAACTGCTTCTGCAAGAACAGGATGATTTACACCACTAGCTCCTTTAAAAGGTTGTGTTCGTCTTTCGTATTTAAATCCTAAAAGATCTAAACCGTTTTTATAAGTATCTTCCCAATCACCACGAGATTCTTTGTATTCATTATATTGATCAAATAATTTTGAACCTAATGGATCTAAAATTTCTTCTCCTAAAAATTCTGCTAGATTTTCAAAATGGTCTTCACCACCTTCGGGACTTGCGGCTTTTGGATCAAAAGAAATTTCTGCTCCACCTTCTTCTGTCATTTCTATTTCAACAGGTCCACCGTCTGTTTCAATCTGTTCAACGTTTTCTTTAATAGACTCCTCTATCTCTACTTCACCTGGAATCTCAACTGTTGTTTTGGTATTCGGTAATGGTTTATCTATTTCAGCCATTTTTCTAACTTATCCTCTTTGGTTAAATGTTTCAATCACTTCTTCTAGAAGTTGAGTGTTCTGTTGTTTTGGTTCTTCTATTGGCATTGGATTTGCTGCAGCCCATTCTAATATCTCTGCTTGTGTGGCAGGTGTATCATCTGGTTTTACAATTGCACCAATTATTTCGTTGTATTTTAATTCCATTATATTTTTTTAAAGTCTACGTCTATTTGATTATAATCTATCATCATATAACCATTAGAATGTTTAACTGATGCCCAAGGCACTTCGTGAGCCATGGCTCCTTGATAAGTTGTTGAATTATCTTTGTAATTAAATTTATAGATGTTTATGTTAGATGGTGATTTACCAATTAACTCTACGTTCTCTTTTAACCTAATATCACTAAAACCTAAATTACCTTTACTACTATCAGTAGCACTTGTCCCACCTCTTGAAGAAGCTCCTGGTCCTCTATCTTCTCTTCCACCTCCACCTCCATTATTACGTCTTTGTGCTTTTTCTGCATCTCTAATTTTTTGTTGCATTTCTCTTTGTTTTTTTGCTTTGTCCGCTGCTGCTTTTTCCGCTGCAGCTACTCTGTCTCTTTCAGCTTTCTCTGCTGCTTTTATTTGAGCTTGCATATCTCTTTGTTTTTTTGCTTTAGCTGCTGCTGCTTTTTCCGCTGCAGCTACTCTGTCTCTTTCAGCTTTTTCCGCTGCCTTTATTTTAGCCTGCATATCTCTTTGTTTTTTTGCTTTAGCTGCTGCTGCTTTTTCCGCTGCAGCTACTCTTTCACTTTCAGCTTTTTCAGCATCTCTAATTTTTTGTTTAGCTGCTGCTTCTGCTTTAGCTTTAACTTCTGCTGCTAATCTTTCTTTTTCTCTTTGTGTATCTGCAGCTTTTATTTTTGAATCAAGTACATTTTTTACACCTAGTTGTTGTTTTCTAAAATTGTATTTGTTTCTTATCATTTCAGTTTGTTTATTAACTGCATCCGCATTTACACCTTCAAATAATCCTGTCTCTTCATTAAAGGTTACACCCGCTCTATCTTTAGTTAAAGTATCTCTTAATTGATTAAAGTTTGATCCGACTGCTTCTGCATAATTACCAAAACCAGATCTAACATTTAAACCGAATGGATCTTTATTGCCCATACTATTCTCACCAAATACTGTTGGACCTGTGTAACCCATTTGTGATTGAGTGAACACTTGATCTGCTAAAGACATATCATAATATTTATCAGGCATCATTCTTGCTATTGCTGATCCAATTCCGAAAGGTATGCCTGAAGATTTTCTTGTATCTACTTCACCGCTTCTTATCATTTCACCAATGTCTCTTTGTCCACCACCTGTTAAACTACTTATAAAGGATGTTGGTACATTTGGATTAGTTAATCTATCTTGTCTTCCTTCAATAGCAGTCATATAATCTCCAATTAAACCTGAACCTCCCAATACACTACCAACTGGTGGTGCAGATCTTCCATCATTATTTCCTGAAGGTTGAGAAGAACCAGGTGTTGAGTCTCCTGGTGGTGGAGTTGTACCTGAATCTGCAGTTGGTAAACTATACCCTGCTTGTTTGATAGCATCTGCTATCTCTTGATCTGTGAAAGACTGATACGCTTTCATAGAATTGTAAATACCTAGCGCCGGTCCTTCTAACGCCGGTCCGCCCATAAAGAAATTTTTTCTTGGTTTCTTTTCTCCAAATAGAACTTCAATGCCTATCGCACCGCCGTCCGCTTTTTTAGGTCTTATAAATCTTTTATAATCAAACTTTGGTTTATTCGGATCATAATTATCTTTTAAATCTTTATCTGCAATTCCCATATCTTCAACTTCTCTAATAACACTACCTCTAATATCTACAGCAGATCCTTCAGCATCTGGACTTGAATAGTTTCCTTTACCTGCACGAGCTCTACGAATTGCTTCTTTAATTCTCATACCTTTTTCTCTACCAGATAATTTTTTAGGTTTCTCTTCAACCTCTACATCTATATCTTCTGATACTTCTTCATCACCACTGTCTTTTTTGTTTGCAAAGATCTGACCGATGCCAACGTTAGGTACAATAGCTGATAAAATTTTTACAGACTGTTCTGGATTTTCTTGAATATAATCATTCACCATATCTGCAGCTTTTGCCATACCTATACTGGCTACTGAAATTCCTACGGCTTCTGCAAATGGGATAACTAAAGGTGCTGCTAATATCATAATTAATAATACGTTCTTTCAACTTGAGGAAGTGAGTCCTCTATTAAATCTTCTGGATGCGCCACTAACCCTCCTTGTCTAAAACGCATTATCGCTTGTGTGGTACTGTCCACTAAATCATCGTTGTCACCATATGGAAAAGAAGCACATTCTTCAATAACTTCTTCGGCGAACTTTTCATCAGGAGCCCATATTTGACCTGATTCAAACATAGGTGCCACAGCGTTAACCCTCGCATGTTTATCATTACCTTTTGAGGGTGTGAAATTTATAACAGGTATCCCCATTTTTCGCAACTCATAAGTTAAAGGTAATCCAGAAGCTTTAGCCTCCACGATCACCGTCTCTGGATTCCAATATTTATATTGTTCATAAGCTTCTTTTTTTAGCTCCGGAAATTCCAATCGATCTTTAAATGCATCTAATAGTATCAAATTAGCAGGGCTATCTTCATTTGGATAAAAGACTCCCCAGGTGGTAATAGCTGAATAATCGGCTGATTCCTTTTTTAGAAAAGCTGTATCATAACTTTGAATGATATGCTCAAGCGGTGGGATATAAGGTTTATCCCAAACCTTCCACCATTCTCTTTTAATTAAAGATCCTTCTTCAGACGTTGGGTTTTGCATCCACTGCGCGTTCCACTTACCAACACTCAAACTGGCTTTAACAGATTCTAGTTCAGGAAGTTTCCAATACTCTGGCCACACTGGTTTATTACTTGGAAGGATTGCAGGGAACTCAATGATGTCCCACTTGTCTGATTTTAATTCTTTTTGAGACTTAAGTAACATACCGGTTAAGTCTTTCATATTCCATCTTGTCATTACAACTACGATTGCTCCACCTGGTTGTAAACGCTGACGAGGACCTGATGTATACCATTCATAAGCACGTTCCAATGCTTGAACATTTAATGCATCTTGCTCCGAGTGTGGGTCATCAATGATAAGCAAATCCGCTCCACGGCCCGTGATTGCAGATCCAACACCGGCTGCATAATATTCACCGCCCTGTTCGGTTTCCCATTTACCCGCGGCTTGACTATCTTCTCGTAGTCTTGTTTTGAATACTTCTTTGTACTCCGGGGAATCCATTAAGGTTTTAGCTTTTCGACCAAAGCGGATCGCGAGTTCCGTTGTGTGGGTCGTTTGGATTATTTTTAGATTGGGTTTACGTCCCACCATCCAAGAGGGTAGAAGATAGGACGCGAACTCTGATTTAGTATGCCTTGGTGGCATATTAATAATTAGTCTTTTGATTTCACCTTTTGCAAGTTTATTAAATTTGTCAGCAATTTTTTTGTGGTGCTTGCCTTCAATAAATTCTGGCCAAACATGTTTAACAAAAGATAAGAAGTCATCGTTAACTTGAAATTGTTTTTTCTTTTCAGAAAGTTTTATTGCGTATTTAAGAAATTGTTTTTTGGCGTCAGGTGGTAGCTTATCTATTTCTTCTTGTTTCATAAAATTTTTTGCAGAATTTTTTTCACTTCTGTTTTATACCAGTTTTTGTTTTTTTAAGGGTACCCCCTCTATTCTATTGCCATTTTCTATTTAGCGCA